CTTTTACGAAGCACACAAAGCCATATGGCAAGTAGGCGTATTGCAGGCCACAAGCGAAGAAATAGATAGGCTTAGGCTGGCGAGACAAGCCCTGAATGCCATCGACGAGGCGAGGGGAAGGAATGCACAGACCTAAAAACCTCAAGCGCGTGATGGATTTCCTCCACGACATCGGCCTAACCGTCACAGGACCGAAGATGGACATGCGCTGTGGCTTTGAACTACCAGGCGAGCAGGAATACTGCGCCGAGCAGGTCATAACGAGAGATAAATTGATTAAAGCTGACAGATTGGTGGGGCTGGATGACTGACTACATATCCAGCGAGGGGCAGTTATGTGGCAGTGTGTGTTTTGATACTCGGCACCAAAGTCGGAACCAAATTACGCCGCTAGAACCTCATCAACAATATCCCGAACGTCAAAGTTAGGACACGTCTTGGATGGGTCCAAGTCCCGATGGCCGACAATGACCGCCTCGGGGTACTTCGCGTGTAAGCGCCTCAGAAGCCCTCTGAGGGCATCCATCTGCTCAGTGGTGAATCGGTCCCTACCGATAAGGCAAATGCCTAGAGAGTGCGAATTGTGGCCCCTGACATGCGACCCCGGCCAATACTCCGGCCTGCCGTTTTCTACTGTCCCATCCTCAAGAATGACGTAGTGATACCCCACCCCATCCCAGCCTTTCTCTTTGTGCCAGCTGTGGATAGTCTCCGCGGTATCCCCCCTGCCCTGGGGTGAGTCAGAGCAGTGGACAACGATGTACTTCACTGGTTTAGCTCGCGCTCAATCAGTCGGTCAATCTTGTGCTCAATCTTCAATCGGCCTTCAGATGACTCAACGCGAATAGTCTCCATACTGCGCTTGGTCTCATCCAGTCGCTCAAGGATTTCACGTCGGTCCTCATTGGCATTGTCATCGACACGCCTTAACTCGCGGCGAAACTCAGTCTTTGACTCAACAATGTCGGCGCTGTTTTTGTTGACCTTGCCCTCAAGCCCAAAAAACACACTTGATCCGATCACAACAGCGGTCAAGATCGCCACAATGTCACCGATGGAAAACTTAGGCACGTCCCACTCCTTATGCTTTTCGCCATATCTTTAGGCCTACCGCTGCCATTACTTTTTGTTTCTGTTAAAAATCTCTGGGAACACGCCGCCAGACATATACAAGCTGACTACTGCTATGATCGGGTATGCCAAGAATGGGGTTACAATTATCGCCAGCATCGCTGCCGTGGCATTTGGCTCTACGCAATCAAGATTACTGGCGCTGCATCGGTTCAAAACGTCGTACCAGACAGCAACCAAAAGATTTATTCCGAACAATGTCCAGACGCTCATCGCATTAAACGCAATGATCCGCTGCACAATCTTGAATGGCTCTAGCGCTGATAGTTGACGTATTGCCCACTCCTGCCTTCGCTCATTTGCCTCGGCTTTTTCTTCCTCTGTATAGTTTAGATTTCCAAGCCATGCGCCGCCTTTTGCCAACAAGCCGTTGTCTTTGTCGGTCAGATCGTTAATCGCTTTCTCTGTACCGAAAAGTCTGCCAAGAAAGTTACTCATTCGACCATCCCGTGGTTCTTGCGAACTACAGCGCCCTGTGCGTTCCACGCCTGAGCAATCTGATTAACTCGGCCAGTGTTGTAGGGACGCAGCATCTTGATGGAGACACCCCACTCAAGGATTCGCATCTTGGCGTTATCGGGAAGTCCTGCGAACCAAGCCTCTGCGTCAAAGTCACGCGACATAGGATCGTCGGCGGTCGCCTCCTCTGCCTGGGCCTTAGACTGGGCTGTATTGGTCTTGAGGGCGGTCATCGGGGTCTTGGGCTTGGTGACTTCGCGGATCGTCGCCCTTGGAGGCTCAATGCCGTAACCCATCGCTGCCAACAGCTCAACGCACTCGCCAACCTCCATCTTCACCGCAGTCTCGCAGTGGTTAAGATTGCCATCTGCGTCCTTCTGCCAGAAGAACAGCCGATTGATGGCCCGATACAGCTTCTCATACCGTGGGCGCTCTGAGCGCCTTCTGAGGGCTGCACCAGAGGTAGTCTCGTTGGGGTTCAGCCCGATACCCGTAATGACGGCAATGCCTTGGGTACACCACACGGCAAGATTTCTAAAGTAGTTCATTACGCCACCGATATAACCTGACCAAGGAATGAGTACCAAGCGTTCGATTCCAGATAAATCAAACCAACTGTCTGGCTGAAAGCAGCCGTACCTGATTCGATAGAAGCAGATGAAGATATACGGACATTGGACGCCCCTGGGGAGAAACCATCTACCGTCACACCAAAGGCGGCATCAAAGCTGACGTAAGACGTACCGTTGCGGATATTACGAACCAGAGTGACATCGCCTATCGTGGGAGATGATGGGAGCGTGACTACTACCTCAGCATCAGCAGTGGCCGCACGGACAAAATGGTACTTTCCGACTTCAGCCGTAAACGCCACAGTCTTGACAGTCGTGTCCCATGTCCATAAAGCACTACCACCACCGCCCGCCGGAGTCTCCCAGTCAACATCAAAGTCTGTTGAACTTAATTTAGTTAGTACCTGCCCATCCGTCCCGCCAGCAGGCAGTCCAGTAGACCCCGCAGCAAAGCCTACAGGGTCACGGGTTTCAATAACGACATCATTGGCATCGGTTAGTACAATCTTTAGGAAACCGGCATAAAACACATCTGGCATACGGCCATCGGCTGACAGAATCACCGGGTTAGCGTTTGCGCTGGATAGTGCTGAATCGCTATAAGTCGTAGCGAGCGTACTGGTCCCGGAGGCGTAGAAGTACAACTTACCCCCAGCCAGGGGGTCGCCGTTGGCGTCAAAAAACTGTTTTCCTATGTTGTCTAGTCGTGCCATGTCATTGACCTACTGCAAAGGGAATAATGTTCTCGCGTGTACCGCGCTCAGATGATCCTGCGACAGACGCGGCAACTAGCTCAGCCTTGCGCTGTGCCGCAATCTCCATAGCCCTGCGCGTAAACTCATCCACGCCCTGAATCTTGGAAATATCCACATCTGATTTAATAAGTAGCTCGGCAAGTTCTTGAGGATCGGGTTTGGCCGTAGAGCGGATGTAGGCTTGGGCTATACCCCTTGCGTCTTTGCCAGATCGAACAAGCGCATCGGTCATACTGGCAGCGCGTTGTGTAGCAATAGACGCTCCCTTTCTCGCAGCCGTTCCTGTTGCCGCCACAGCCGCCGCACCGATCGGACCGCCTGCCGCATATCCTGCGCTAGTGGCAAGACCGCCTCCAAGCATGTTGCTGGCAGCCCCCTCACCAAACCCTAGCTTTCCAAGTCTTTTGAGGTTGTTGGTTGTCGCTGTTCCCCTTACAACTTTCTCCATCTCCCTAAGCTCGTCTTGCTTAAAGAATCTGCGCTGTTTTTTGTTGCCAAGAATTGACCGAAACTGATTTCTTAACCCGTTCTCAAAGCCTGTAGCCTGGTTCTCTGCCTTGTAGAAAGCCTCCTGCAACAATTCCCCGCGCCGCGCCCTACCCCATAGGTCACGCGCTGCCTTGTACCGCTTGCCAATGTCTGCGCCTTGAGGAAGGTTGTCCAAAGCCCTCACGCCTGACTTGTCCAGAAAATCGTCTAGCTCATCAATAATCATCGTCCCGAGCATTGATTCAGATTTGTCAGTAACCTTCCCAGCAGCACCACCTGCAATCTTGCGAAGTTTCTCAATCTCAAGAAGATCAACAGGCCCGTTAGCGGCATCCATTAAGCGGTCCAATGCGGCAGCGGCAGCGGGGGTGGTTCTTGGGTCAAGCCCGTTATCCATCGTGCGCTTTGCAATCTTTCCAACCAGCGCAGAGTAGGCTTGTGGCTTAACCACTACGCCCATATCGGAAATCTCTTTATAGATGCCGCGAGAGGTATCTTTGAGAACGTCTATTGATGGGGCAGCGTCACGTATAAGGTCATCTGCCTTACCAGCCTGACGTGCGCGAGAAACCGCCTTAGTGCCTTTTACAGCCCCCGCACCAAGTAGTTCAGCGATGAGGGTTGGCATAGATGTTGCCGCCGCCGCGAGAGTCGGGCTACCCGTTTTCTCAAACACGGTATCGCCAAGATACGACTCGACAGAATTGATGGCGTTGCCAATAGGGGCAAGTGCCTCGCCAGTGGACGAAAGCATCTCACGCCCGCGCTCAGTGCGGGGCTCGTATCGCAGGGAGTCACGGGTTGATTGAATCGCCTCGGGGCCGGATTGACCCCCAGGGATGGCGGCAGCGGCTAAGCCCCTGAGTCCTGCAATAGGCTCAGCAAGTGCGCCGCTAGCAATAGTAGCCCCAGTTTCAAGGCCACCAACAAGGCTGCTTTGAAGAGCCCGATAATAGTCCCTTTTACTATTGCTAGGACTAGTCGGTGCTTGGGTAGCTTTGTCGAAGGCTCCGCTGGCATACAGGGATTGTAGCTCAGATTGCAATGATTGCTCGTCCATGCCATCAGGAACCTCAATCTCGGCTATACGCCCATCGGGTAACTCAATCTCTGCGATACTCATTACTTCGGCCTAATGTTGAGTATTTTGATGCTTGGGACTTGTTGACCTACTGGGTTATCGTCAAGGCGCATATTCATGTTTGCCTCAATCTCCTGCACGGTGTAGTAATCGCCCTGGTCCTTCGCCAAGCCAATCGCCCGATTTGCCTTGAAGTCAGCCAGCTTTAGAAGCTGCTCAACAATGCGCTTGTTGCCTTCGGTTGATTTGCCGATACCTGCTTCAATCCGCTCAAGCCGAGCGCCTTCCCGTTCTGTAAACTGCGCGCCGAAGGTGTCCCGAAGCTGGCCCAGAACCGTGCGCGCCATGTTGGTGGTAAGCTCGGCCTCGTCTGCACCCTCAATCCCCAGCGCGTTCTTGATCTTCAGCCCGGCACCGGCAAAACCGCCGGTATTCAGTTCTTTGAGAAGATCCATGTTGCGCCTGAGTATCGGCATCTGCTGTGAAGCTCTAAGTCCGACATCAATCACTTCTTGAAGCCGCGTAGCCTGACCCTTGCCCGTAGCCGATCCTGACGCTCTCGCCTCGTAGATCGCCCGCTGTTGCTCTCGCTGCATTTCCATTGCGTACTGGATAGCCTGCGCCCGAGCGGATGGGTCTGTGATTTCCTGCCCATCTGGACCGACAAGCCGTGTGCCGCCACGAGAATCGGTCTGCAATACAGAGCCATCTGCAAGGTCTATCGTTTTGGCTGAGTAACTGACGTTTTCCTTCCCACCCCCAAACAGCGGCTCCATGTCCTGAATGTACTGGCCCAGTGCTTGCTGGGCAGTCTCGGGGTTTTGCAGCAACTTGAAGGTTTCGGCCATTGCTGCGGGGTTTCCACCCATTGCCTGCATCCCCTGGAAGTGCTGGGGTAGTGCCTCCTGCAAAAACTCAGGCGTCAGTGTCCCATTCTGATAGCGATTGCGTAGCTGGCTGAACGTGAATGCAGCAATACCTTTACCCTGCTCACGCGCAAGTTCGTCTAGCCGCGCCTGCTCCTGCTGCTGCACTCTCGCACTTAAAGCCTCTGCCTCCTTCTCACGGGCTTGGGCTGCTCGCCACTGAGCGCCACGGCCTGCAAAGCCCTCGCCCATGCCTTGAATGGCTGACCATTTATCTCTATCCAATCCGAGAAACTTACCCGTTGCCATTTTTCACCTCGCTAAAATGTGGGGATGCTTGAGCCGCCAAACCCACCGGGGATAAACGCGGGCAACGCCGAAGATGTGCCGCCGCTTGCGAAGGAGACACCGAGAGCGCCAAGACCTGACGCAAGGTTGCCAATACCGCCAAGCAAACCAGGGTCTTGCCCAGTGCCACCCAAAGAACCAAGCCCTGCATTCTGAGCGCCCGCACCACTCGCCATCTGCGCCAAGAGCGCCGCGTATGCCTGTTGAGCCGCGAGATTGTCTTTACCCGCACCCGCAAGCAACTGGGCAAGGTTGGACGTGCCATCACCAATCGCACCCGAGATGTTCTGACCCGTTCCCTGCATGATGTTGGCAAGGTTAGAGGTTGAGTTCTGGATGTTGTTGGCAATCATCTCGCCCGCTCGGGTTCGACCTGCGGCCATGTTCTGACCCGTACCAAACGCCATGTTCGCGTTCATGTCAGCCGCACCCGAAGACAATCCAGCAAGCAACTGCCCCGCATTCATGGTGTTGCCCGAAGCCTGACCGCTCGCTGCTAAACCGCGATCCGACAAGGAACCAAGACGGTTAAACGAGTTATCGAAATCCTGAGCCGCCAGACCAATGGCATTCTCCTGCAAGGCTCGCTGGACATTCGCACCACCCAGACCACCCGTAGCCGCTGCGTTGCGACGAATCGCTCGCTCAGACTCATCACGGAGGTACTGCTGGCCGGGAGACCCCATGAACGTACTCATGGCCTCCTGCTGGGCAGCGTTGCCCAGAGCGCCACTCAGAGCCGCCTGATAGTCATTAGAACCCTGACCTGACTGCATGAAGGGTGAGAGTGCGGAGTTAGCGCCACCCAAAGCTCCAGCTACATCCCTGCGCCCCTGACCATAGCCCTGCTCAACCGCACGTATGCCAGCGCCCAGTCCAGATTGCATCGCTTCTTCTGAGCCAATCAGTCCCGTCTTAGGTGTCGCTGATGGCAGAGAGTAGCTTTGACCTGGCGTGAAGTTATCACCCACACCACCGGGCATTAAAAATCGCTCGCCAGTTGTAGGGTCAACAAATTGAGTTTTTCCATCGTTATTCCGGCCAATATAGGTAAATCCACCAGGCTGCGGAGCCATGCCACCTTGCTGGCCTACTGATACGCCAGATGTAGGTTGCTGACCCACCATGCCGCCCTGCGGAGACATACCAGACACCGCTGCTGGGCTTGGCGCTACCTGCTGGGGGATACCCTGTCCGGGAGCCGACTGCTGTGGGTTAGCACCCCGAAACGGAGTCGCTGGACCAGTTACCGGCGATGTTACTTGCCCGCCTAGTAAACCGGCAGCACCAATTTGCTGACCGTTCGCCTGCATCCCATTGGCTGACGCTCCACCGTTCCACGTAGGGTTAAGGGTCCGTGTCATTGACCCCTGCTGTAATGCGCCATAGTTCGATAGGTTTGCATTAGCGCCCTGTTCCTGCGCCCTGAGTTGGGCAATCTGGAAGGGAGTTAATCCCGGAGACTTGGAGGTAGTCCCAGCAGGTAGTCCCGCTACGCCTTGAGCAGATGTTGTGATTCGCAGTGCCATAACTACCTCAGATTTGTACCCATGTCATAGCGGCTAATGCCGCCCAGAATCCGCGCAATATCCTCCTCGGTCATTTGAGGCTGAGCAGACTGCGAAGGCATTGATTGGGCGGGAACACTTTGTGCCGCCTGACCCGGTGCAGGAGATCGGGGGAGAAAATCAGGCTTCTTTGTGTTCCAGAAAGGCTGCATGGCATTCCCGTCACCACCTATTGCTATCGGTCTTAGGCCGAGTCGGTTGTTATAATAGTTATTAGGGTCTTGCTGAGAGGGTAGCCCCATGATGGCCCTACGATACTCACCCATACCCGCTAGGACGCTCTCCTGCGCTCTCTGGCCGCTGTTCTGTAAGACCTCCATCTGTGCCTGTGGGCCTCGACGGGCAGCGTCCACAGCCTTGCTATAGCCTTCATTCAGATTTGAAATTCCACCGGGGATAATCTCCCGGATAAAATCAATACCCATGTCGCGGTTGAAGTCGATGGCTTCCCGCTTGCGATCATTCTCCGCCTTCTGGAACTTAATTCCTTTGGTAGACTCACCACCAAAGATTGAATCTAAAAAGCTCATCGCTCATCCCTCACGATATGTAATCCCATTCGTCTGTGCCGACATTTCTCAGCTTGATTTCCACATGCTGCGCAAGTGCAGGCAGTGTGCCGTTGATCGTTAATCCCGTAGTGTCTAGGGTCTGTGTTCCTGTCCCAGCAAATCTCAGCATTAGCTCAGTGCCCGACACCCAAGCAACACTCGCAGCGACAGGGATCGTTACGTCCACATCCGCAGCGGTAAATCGAATCACCTTATTGGCATCACCAATTACTAATGTGTAAGGGTCTGACGCTTCGTTGCGAAAGGCTGGGGGCAAGTATTCAAGGCTTGCCGCATCAGCCTTAAGGTCCAGCGCGTTCTGTAGGTCAGTCTGGTCTGACAGCGTTCCGCTGATGCCACCCCAGGTTGAGATAACTGCTGCCTGCTGAATAAAGCTGTCAACGCGGGCAAGAAAGTCTCGGAAGTACGGGGTCGCCGTACCATCCGTCAAAATGAGTTTAAGTGTCGATATAAACCGTTCACTGCGAACACTCATCCCGCACCCCCGCTGATCTGCGCGGTCAGTTGGATGCCCACACGCTTAACGGGTTCGCTGATTGTGAATCGGTACATATCGTACCTATCCACACGCCCCAATCGTCGCCAGATGGCGCGACGCTGATACTCCCCCTGCTTACCAAATGGACGCATACGCGGAGCCTCAAACGTATGCCCGCCATCCTTTGACCGGGACATTTCAACAGTTGCGGAGTCCGTCAAAGACCCCACACCACTCTCCATCGTGAGTTCCAACATCGGAACAGAAAACGGCTTCATATTGTTCTGGAATGGCTGAGTCACCCATGTAGAGATAATGGTTTCGCCAAACTCATCGTAGACACTCGTACTTAACCGGCCAATCTTCCCCGACTGCGAATCGCCGCAGTAAATCCGGCCATAGGCTGAGATGGGATAAACACACCGCCATGCCGTTGTGGTGTATTGGTTGGTATTGTCAGTAGGCACTCTGGACTTGCGCTCATGCCATCTCGCTGTCGTGAAGTCGTAGACAATCGTCGTATAGGGTAGGTTGAACCCGGCAAAGAAGTGGCCGTCCTGCTGATACGACCAGCTTGTGATGGCACTTAGTTCATCGCTGGTCAAACCTGATAACAGGGTATCAATCGCCCGACTGCTTACCTTCTGGGTAGAGTTACCTTGTGCGGTCCACACCGCCGCAGACTCGTTAGTACCCGCACCGATAAAAATGAATGTATTGAAAGTGACTTGAACACCGAACCGGCTAGATAGTCCTTGCTGCAAAAATAGGTTGATTCGCTGGAACGGAAACCCAGCCCCGCCGATGTTAGAAAATGCCTCAAAGGTTCTATCCCCACCCACAAACAACTGGTTAGTGAGTACGACAGGGGCAACCACATCATCAGGGGATGATTCGACAGACCCAAAATCCAATGCGGAATATGCGGTCCCATCATTCAGGTTAGACACAATGATCTTGTTTGTGTCCGTAGTGAACACAAAGTAGCCATCCAGAAACACGACAGCCGTAGGATTGCCGTTGGCCGTAAAGTCAGAATCCGTAATCTGGGCTAGAGTAGTTCCATTCCAGATGTACCCATTGCCACCCGGTATCAAAATACAAAGCTGTGCGCCATTCTCTGCCATCGAGACAGGCCCAGTCCCCGGTATCGTCCCTCGGGTGGTCGTCGTGCCATCCTCGGCCATGCTCACCAGACTTGTGCCGAGAACGAAGTACGGGACGTTCCCCAGCCTGTGAGAACCCCTGCAAGGCCCATCCCCTACCGTTGCGACATGAACAGCCCCAGGGGTTCCTCTGAGCGTTTCAGGCGTTAATGTCGGGGCTTCCTCAATCACGGGATACGCGTTCACGCACTCCTGCCGAGAAATAGGCAGCGAGTCGCTGGTATAAAACCCGTTTGACATTGGAAGCTGGACAATCGGCATCAGCTTAACTTCCACTGACAATCGCGGATCGTGAGGTTTTCCGTGCCTGTGTCGTTCTCTACCCACAACTCAAGGTATTCGTTCGGCAAAAGGGTTACAGACTTCACCAGACGTAGTGATGTGCCATCCGCTGCACCCGAAACAGAACCCAATGACTCTGAGCCGTTTTCGTAGAGATGCACAGTGGCTGTAGTGCCGCCCGTTACCTCAATACTTACATCTACCGTAAGTTCAATGCTGTACTGACCCGAGTTACGAACACGCCCGTTAATATCGGCAATTAGGCCCGAAGCTTTAACCGCATCCCAATAACCGGCCACACGGACAGGAACATCCTGCGTCGTGATAACCGTAGCAACAGTGTTACCCGTAAGCGTAAGAAGTGCCGAACCCTGCCGACGATAAAAGGTATCGTCAAGATAGGTGTCGTGCGCGTTACCCGCCCCTCTGGGAAGTGTTGAGGGGAAGGCCACCTGTACGCGCTTCTGCCCCAGCCTTCGCATGGTACGCATACCCACCTGGGCTTGTTGGATTAGTGCGGGGCTTACCGTAGCCTCGTAATCCGGCGCAGACTCAATCGCCATATTCGCAATCAATCCGCGTATCGCCCCATCAGGGATCGTGATTACATCATCGGGTCCAGAAACATTCGTATACCCGAGATTCACGCCACGGGCATCCAGGTCAGCCATAAAGTCATTCATGGCATCGTAGAAGTCTTGATACTCATCAGCCTCAAACGGCGCATCCGATCCCTGTACAAGAATCTGCTTCAGCGCACGTTCAGCGATGTAGATCGCGGTTGCCATCAGTCGGTCAACTCATCCTGTGATTTGGTTGCCTTTTTTCGCCTTACTATCTTTTCCTTCCACCCGAGCGACTTGCAGTACGCAATAACGTCCTCGTCATCTCGGACTTCAATCTCTGTACCGTTGGGTTTTACAAAAACCATGCTCACTCCCCGTTAAAAAAAAGGGGCAAGGCCGAAGCCATGCCCCTCAAGGTCGCTAGGAGTCTCCCGATCCCAGCTATTACGCTACGCCAAAGCACTGCCCACCGAAGAACGGGTTAAAGCAGGCAAAGGCCGGAAGCATGTCGAAACGAATCATCTGCTTGTTCGCGTCACCGTCAGAGTATTTGGTGATGCGGATAGAGAACCCGTCGGACGTGGTTGCTACCGTGTCGGCGTCGTACAGCTTAGGCAGCTTCACAGTACCCAGACCAAACGCCTGCTTGTGGAACAACAAGGAAGGCTGGTAAACAGTCGTATCACTGCCCAGGATGGTAATAACATCACCATCAGCCAGTGCTGCGTTAACCGTGTTGTACTGACCATCGGCCTCGTAGATAGCAGGACCGGCAACAGTGATCGTACCTGCACCCGATACAAACGCTGCTGAGTCCTCAGTCACTACACCACGCCACTTGACCTGATTGCCAGCGCCATCGGTGAACGGCTCACGGGTTGCCAGAGACAACTGGAACTTGCCAGTAACCTCGACAATCTCACCGGCCTTGATAACCGGCGTACCCGTAAAGCCATCAACGTTGATGGTCTGGATCATCGTGTCCTTGTGCGCTACGTAGGTAGATGCGCCAACAGATGCCACAGCACCCGCACGATCACCCGTGGTTGAGCTAGTGCGCGTCTTCAGAGCGTTGCTGGTCATCACCATCGCGCCGCCAAAGTTCTTGCTGATCTGTGACTTCTCCCACGCTGAATCAACCAGCGAGGTTTTGCCAGAGGCAAGAGCGGATTGCGCGTTAGCCAGGTTGGTCTGCACAAACGGGTTCATCACGTAGTACAGGTCATCGCTCGGAATACCCATTGCGTTTGCTTTCGCAATAGCACCCGCTACGTCTGACCATGCATCTACCGGCTGATCGGGATCGCCGTAAGAGAAGCCACCGTTACGTAGCATGTAGTTGCAGAAATCCAACTCAAGGCCTGTAATCATGCGAGTCGCCATCGGGCGAAGGATGCGATCCAACTGATCCAGCTCGATTGCTTCTTGCAAGTTGGTCCACTCAGTCGCTACCGTGAAGTAGTCCTGAACAGTACCAGTCGCCTTGCCTGCAATGATGTCAGACTTGGTTGAAGCTGAAATATCACCGCCAGAGGTGCGGATGTTGTTGTAGTCGTGAGGACGCTTAAAGTCCACATTCGCGCCAGAAGAAGGCTTGAACTTACCCGCGAGAAGCTGGGTATCGACTGCTTTGGTAATTACGCGAGAGGCTTCAGCCTCCTCAAGAAATACACGGGCAACTTCCCGTGTAATATTGCTGCTCAGATTGTTAGCCACGGACGGCCTCCTGATTGAATAATCGAATCAAAGGTCCGACGCGGTTATCGGTTCTTACCCGCAACGCCCGCTATATCGTCAGCGGTCAACATGCCAGCTATCTCTAGCCGTGCCTTAACATATGCACAAAAAAAGGGGGCGCTCAAGCCCCCAAGTCAACAAAATACACCCTATTCGTAAGTAGCGCCCTGCGGCCCTCGCTGCTTCTCTCTCACACCCGAACCCTTGACCGTTTCCGTAGGTTCGGGGAGGTTGGTTTTCGCCTTCACTGAACGTAGAGCATTGGGCTTAATGCGCTTTTCAATATGCACCGCTGCCTGCATTGGGTTCATGCTCTGCATGTTCGCAAGTTCACCCAGGTTCTTGGCAAGATACATGGTAATAGCAGGGCCGGACTCATCTTGTAGGATGTACTCTGCCACGTAGTCCGTTACACCGACTTGAGCCACGGTGTTGCCCGCAATCTGCAAGGCATTGGACTCAATCCCCAAAGACGTAGCCCGCTTGCTGTAGTCTTTTACCTTTGTCTCTACCGCCTTTTGAGATTCTTCAAGACGCTGCTGCTGCTGGTGCTGCTCCCACTGCTGGCGAATCTGCTGATCGGTCTCCCATCGCGCGCGATTGGCAATAGCCTCATCACGCTGCTTAACCCGTTCCTCATAGTCATCAGCCCAAATATCCTCGGGCATCGGGGGGACAACCGGCGCACCGTCCTGGTCTACGTTCTGGGGTTGCTGCTGCTTAACCTGGTTGGCAATTTCCTCAAGCTCTGCCGCCCGCTGTTCAGCCGCAGTCAGCCGCGCCCGCATCCTCGCCGTGATGTGGTTGTTGATGTACTCCTGCTGCTCTGGGGTGAACTCGGGGGCAGTGTTGCGTACAGGTTCCGGCGCTTCCTCGGTGGTTTCTTCATCGCTTTCTGCGCTTTCTGCATCGTCCTGCACGTCCTCGACAGGGGTTTCATCAACCTCCTGCGATTCAACCTCCTGCGACTCTACCGCCTCAACCGGCGCATCATCGTCGTACTGAATGCTCGCTGCTTCGCTCATGGTTCACTCTCCTTCTGCCGCCGTATCCTCGACGTAAGGTTCGGGATTTATCCCAATACTTCAAGCGTGAACGAATCTCCGCTGTTTGATGAAGTCGCCTTCACCGCGTTCACCTTCCCGATCACGTAAAGTGTTGTCGGGTTACTAACTGATATGGTCCCATCGGTAATCGACTCAAAAGCGTCAATCTTTGACCCAGGCCGCACAGTGATCGTCACAGTTCCCGATCCTGTTGCGTTAAGCAGTGAGACCTGAAATCTGTCGCCCGACTGCCTTACCTGCGTTGCCGTAGCGACACCAGAAGAACTATCCACTTTTGTTTGATGACTAAACATAATTTATCCCTCGTAAAAAATTGTTAGATCGCCTCAACCGGCTCCCACCAGCGGTGTAAAGTCCCATCAGTGCCAGGCTCTGTCGTGTTCGCTGGAATCTTTGACCGGAACAGCCAGACGTTGCCTGAGTCCTGCGCGTTCTCGTGAGTAACCTCATCATTGAGGTTGTAGCTT